TTATTTGGAAGATTTTTTCTTGGTTGTTTTGGAAGCAGTCTTGACCAAGGTCTTCTTAACCAAAGCAGAAGCTTTGCTGGCCAGTGTTTTGCTGGAAGAAGTCTTGCTGCTGGAAGAAATGCTTTTGGCAGCGCTGTTCAAAGTTGCCAGAGAAGTCAGCTGATTAATTGCGGCATTCCAGTCCTGCAGGCTGGTGTTGGCCGGGCAGCCGTTGTTCTTCCAAATGAAATAAGCTGCTTCGCGAATTGCATTTTCGTTTAACGTGATGTTTGAATTTTTCATAGTCGTTCCTTTCAAGTTAAATTATTATTTTCTGTATATAATCAATAAGTTAAAAAAATATTTATATTTGAAAGAATACGCCGCCTTTCCGAAAAAAATTTTTAAATATTTCCCATTTCCGGCAAACACAGAAAAACCAAAGCATTGACATCGGTAAAAGCGCTTTTCCCCGTCGGGTTCCGCACAAAAACAATATGGATAAATCAAAACGGCAACATCTCAGAATGTGGGGTACCACTCATTTTTAGACTTTTGAAACTTTGGATTTTTATGCGTGAGGTATTGAAAAAACTATATTTTTTGGCAGAACGCCCAAATTCACTTTTTAGACTTTTTTTATTTTAAAACAAACTTTTATCAGTTATTTTTAGACTCACTTTATAAAAAAAACGCATTTTTACGGCTTCTTTATAACAAGAGCCAACTTCCCAATAATCTTAAATTTGTCCCCTTCCACTTCCGGAACGATTGTCCAGCTCTCATAATTAGGGTTTAAGCTTTTAACCCTAATTTCTCGCCCCATTTTTTGAAGCTGCTTGATATAGCAATGATTTTCATAAGAAAAGACATAAATATCGTCATTTTCAAGAGTAGTGACATCAGTGTCAATTATAGCTGTATCAGAGGTCATCAGCTTCGGCATCATTGAATCGCCAGAAATAAACACACCAACATAATGGTCTGAAAGGCCGTATATATCAAGAAATTCCTTAGATAATATAATAGTAGAGTGCACATATTCGTCATCAACGAAACACCCAGAACCTGCCGACACAGTAATATCATATACTTTAATTTTCTTTACATCAGAGGGAAGAGAAGAATTATTCTTTTCATACTTTTCACCTCGTCCAAAAGCCAACCAATCAAGGCTTACGTTAGCGAACTTTGCAATTTTTATAATTGCATCGAAAGGAGGAACAGACTTCCCCGACGCATAACGACTTATCATATCCTTATCTTTACCGACAACGATTGCAGCGCTTTCGCGATTCGGGAAGTCATTATCTAATATGTCTTTTAAGCGTGTTGTAACTTTATTTGATAAAGTTTCAACTTTTTCATGTTCAGCCATATAAAAAAACTTTCTTTCATTATCAAATAGTTACGCCAAAAAGCCAAATATTTTAAGTTTCAACCGAAAAAATTCAGCTGACAACCGAATATATTCGGTTTAGTGTTAGTTTTAGAGATACAACTAACACATCAAACTATTAAAAAAACTGGCGCCAACCAGCTTTAAAAGAAGAGTAAAGAGATGAAGAATTATCCGCCTGAATTAATAAAATCTTTGGTTAAGAAAAAAGGAGGCTCACTTGCTAAATTGGCAAAACGTGCCGGCTTTCATCCTACCGAAGTTCAGGGGGCTCTATATAGTCCTATCTATTGGGGAGAACAAATCATCGCAGAGTTTTTGAATATACATCCCATGATAATTTGGCCGGATAGATACGACAAAAAGGGCAATCCTCTTCACCCATACGCTTCTGCTAAAAATCTTAAACCATTTTGCCCTGCCTGTAAAGAAAAAAGAATTTAGGAGTACAGATATGATTAAACAATATTATAGCATATCAGAGCTTCTAACGCTTGATATTCCTAGTTTTCCTAAAACAGCTTTCGGCATGCAGAAAAAAGCGGAACGCGAATGTTGGAAAAGTCAAATGCGTAACAAATTAGGGGGCGGCAAAGAATATCTTTTCGATTCCTTACCCGATTCCGCAAAAGATTACATCTTATCAAAACAAATCGGAACATCTTCAGATATTGTTAAAGTTGAAACTCCAGTCCAGAAACTGCCGATTGATATTAACGAGCTGAAACCATACCAGCGAGATGTTATTGACGCCAGAGCTTTAATACTGAAAGAGCTCGACCAATTATCGACCGTTTACGGTGGAATAAATAATGCTATTTGTAAATTTCAGGAATTGATAAACGCCGATGAGCTAAATGAAGACCTGAAAAATGCACTCATTAAAGCCAACGCAAAAAGTGGAGGTCGACCGGTCAAAATAAGCCGTGCAACAATTTTCAATTGGCGGAAAGCCGTTAAAGAAAACGGAACAATCCTCGCTCTGGCACAAAAAGAAATTAAAGAAGCAGAATGGCCAGCTTGGGGAGATGCCTTATTAAAATTATGGCAGCGCCCTCAAAAGCCATCGCTTGCGTCTTGCCTGGAAACTTTGAACAAAAACCTGCCAGCTGCAGAAATGCCTTCTTATTCCGCTGCACAGCGTTTTTTGAAAAAGCTTCCTCCATTGATATTCAATAAAGGACGTTACGGCAGCAGAGAATTAAAAAAATTCAAGGCCTATGTTTCCAGAGACACGTCTAAACTCTGGCCGACGGCTGTCTATACCGCAGACGGCCACACTTTCGACGCTGAAGTTCGTAATCCGTTGAGCGGAAAAGCATTCAGACCAGAAATTACCACCGTTATAGACGTTTACACTAGAAAGGTCGTTGGATGGTCCATTGATTTAAGCGAAAGAACAAACTCGGTCTATATGGCTTTGGCGCGTTCTATTATAACGCACGGCATACCTTCTATATGGTATGTCGATAACGGCAAGGGCTTCAATAACCGTTGTTTCGACGATAATATGGTCGGCTTGTTTGCCAGACTTGGTATAGAGAAACAAAATTCAATTGCATACAACTCACAAGCCCGCGGAATTGGGGAGCGTATTCATCAAACAATCTGGGTCCGTGCAAGTAAAGAACTGGCAACTTATATGGGGATAGATATGGACGCGCAAGCCAAGCAGGCTGTGTTTAAAAAAACGCGCCACGATATCAAAAACATTGGCAGTTCAAAGTTACTTATGGAATGGAACGATTTCAAAAAATTTTGCGCCGAGCGTGTAGATTACTACAATAATCAACCTCATAGCAGCTTGCCATATATATACGAAATTATCGACGGACAGAACAAACGCCGGAACATGACGCCAACAGAATTTTGGGATAAATGCGAACGCGACGGCTTTGTTGCTGATAAACTGACCAACAACGAAATCAAAGACTTATATCGTTACTACGAGGTCAGAAAAACAACCCGCGGCTTGGTTTCACTCTTTAACAATAATTATTTTTCAAACGACCTTCTGCCCTTCCATGGACAAGACGTCGCCGTTGCTTTTGACGTATGCGACGCATCGAAAGTTTGGGTTCGTGAGCTGGTCGAATATAACGGAGAAGTACGTTGCGGACGTTTAATTGCCGAAGCTATTTTCAATGCAAATGCTCGAGGATATTTCCCGGAAAGCAAAATGGAAGCCCTCAGCAGAAAACGCGTTGAAAACAGAATCAAGCGTTTAGAAAGCCACAAAGATGATGCTGAAGACGAACTTAAAAACAAGTTCTTAGAATTTCACCAAATGGATATAGAAGAATATACAACTCTGCCCAAAGCAGAAACAAAAGAAATTCCGCAGTTTTCATCTGAGCCGAAAAAAGAAATTTCCTCCCCGAAACAAATCGGCGAACGCCCTGTTTTCAGTGGCGATGTTGAGTGGGCTCAGTGGATTTTAGATCACCCGGATGAAATTACACAGCAAGACAAAGAAATTTTATCGACAATGCTCAAAAAGCCTGAAGTTGTGATGCTTTTTGAAGTCGAAGACGTGAATGTCAACGCATTATTGGCACTCATAAAAGAAAAAGGCCTGACCACTGCAATTGGTCAAGCCGTAATATAAACAACTTATATTAACAAAGGACAGTATATTTATGAAAAATGAATTTGTAAATACAGCAAATGTTAAAAATTTCCTGAAAGGGATGACGGCTCTGTCTATGCGCGGCGCCCGAGAAGCTTGCCTTATGGTTATTGATGGCAAGCCCGGATTAGGGAAAACCCGTGCACTCAGTTTTTGGGCTTGTCGTAATGACTGCGTTTTTGTCCGGGCTAAAAAAGAATGGACACCAAATTGGATGATGAAAGACATCCTTAACAAATTAAAGGTAACTCCCAAACACTCTTTTGAGGGGATGTTTCGGCAAGCGATAGAAGCACTAGGCGAGCGAGCAAGAGCCGCAGCTCGCGACGGCAGCGTTTTCGCTGTCATCATCGATGAGGTCGATTACATATCCCGCAGCGAAAAGCTGCTCGAAACAATTCGTGACTTATCTGATCTTCTTGAAATTCCATTCATTTTAGTTGGTATGGATATTATTCGTCATACTCTGTCTTCACGTTTTCCCCAAATTGCAAGCCGAGTTGGACAATATATAGATTTTATGCCCTTGTCCTTTGAAGACACAAAATTGATGATTGACAGTTTGTGCAACATCAAGGTTGAAGAAAAGCTTATCAGCTTTACCCATATCGTCACCAAAGGATATGTCCGAGAAATCAAAGAAGCCATAGCTTCTATTGAGCATTTTGCCGCACGCAACCCCAAAATAACGGAAGTTACGTTTGAAATGATGGAAGGCCAACCCCTTATGAACGACCGTAAAAATTCAAAACCGATTATTGTGAGGGCCTAAACATGGACAGCGCAAAAAGTATTAACGGTGTTTTCAATATTTTGACTGATAAAATCATAACCTTAGATGAACTAACCAAAATCAGCCCATGCAACCGTCATGAAACAATAAAAATAATGTCTCGGCTTGTCAGCCATGGGGCTGTTGAACGCTTGGAAAACGGAGTTTATCGCCTGACCGACTACGGAAAAAGTCTAAAAAAAAGCGGCGAATTTAATATCTTCCGGTCAGGCCCCCGCGGACAATATAACCGAAACAAACATTCAGACAATACACTACGCACCAGAGTATGGCGCCTGATGATATTAAACAGAAAGGCGACGATTGGCGAATTAATCAGCATAGCCGCGGACGGCCCGGAGAAAGACCCTGTTAGCAATGTCAGAAAATACCTGCGCGCATTGGTTAAAAGCGGCCATTTATACGAAATGCCGCTGAAACTGCGCGGCAGCAGCCCCACGTCTAACGGCTTCAAACAATATATGCTTGCCCGCGAAACCGGCAGAAAAGCTCCCGTATATCGCAGCGACAAAAAAGAAGTCTATGATCCGAACACCGGGGAGGTTTTCAAATGGTAAGCATAGCCTATCAAATCCTCAGAAGCGAGGTTCGGAAAGCGGGACGGATTACCCCGGTCGCAAAAAAACTTGGTTATGCCCGTTCAAGCATCAATTTGTATTTGCTGGGACGTTACCCTGCCAAAATTGAAACCATAGAACGAAAAATCATCGGCACTTTTACCAACCAAATTTTGTGTCCGTACATAAATGAAGTCATTAACAAATCAGTGTGCGAAGATATTGAGCAAAAAAGCGTCAACACAAACAATCCGGTTTTGCTCAAACTTCAACAATATTGCGAGACCTGTCCCGCTCGTCACGATTTGAAAGAACAATTTAAAGAAAAAATTAAGGAGAAAAACCATGAATAACCCAAACAAGCTCGGATATTTAAGCTCTAAAATCAAAACATTGGAAATCAAAGTTAATCAAATTAAGGAGGAAAATGACTTTCACCTTGAAAAGATAAACGATCACTTTCAGCAGGTTGAGAGAAACAATAAATTGCTGGCTTCTCTCGGCTACAATCTCATGTCATTAGGTGAAATAACTAAGAATATTGAGGAAAATCTTATTATTCCGGGAAATGACCACAAAACCATTAACAAAACTGCATAGGAGAAAAAACAATGTCAAATCCAGATACAGAAATCGGCGGCTTGGCCGTTGACAGATTAAGAAGCTTGATTGAGCGCATCGAACGTCTGGAAGAGGAGCAAAAAGCGCTTTCTTCCGATATTCGCGACATCTTTGCCGAAGCCAAATCAGCCGGCTTTGACGTCAAAATTATGCGGACAATTATTAAGCTGCGCAAAATGAACGCCGCCGACCGGGACGAACAGGAAACCCTGCTTGAAACCTACCGCCGCGCTTTGGACATTTAAGGAGAAAAATATGAAACAAAATAAAAGCAATTTTGAGGTAGCTATTGGTTTAGCTATATCTGCTGTTGCTGCGGGTTGCATGACCAAAAAAGAGGCTCTTCAGAGTATAACTGAGACAAAGGAAAGAGTTCAGTTGGATCTTGAATGTCTGAATCAAGGCATTGAAACCATTAAAAACTTAAACATTAAGGAAGGCTTCCAAAATGTCAGAAATTAACGAAAACGACTATATGACCGACGCTAAAGGCCGGTTGATTCCTAAATCTATGGTCAAGCCGCAAGACCAGCTCCGCGACCAAACAGTCAAAATCATTGTCGATCGCTTCAAAAAAAGCCAGAACGTGCTGAAAGATTGCAAAGTTCAGTCAATGCAAGACATTTCCGAGCTGGAGGAAATCGTTGCCGAAAAATATCAGGCTAAGTTAGGCGGCAAAAAAGGCAATCTGACGCTTTATAGTTTTGACGGCAAATACAAAGTTGTCCGCAGCTTTGCCGACCGGATAGTGTTTAACGAAGCCGCAAAATCGGCCGAAGCCCTATTTAAAGAATGCGTGCTTGAGTGGGGCAACGGCGCGGATCCGAAACTTGTTACGCTGGTCAATTATGCCTTTGAGACTGACAAACAAGGCAATCTGTCGGCGTCCAAAATCTATGGTTTGCTTCGCCTGAATATTCAGGACGAAAAATGGCAACGCGCCAAACAGGCTATTATGGACAGTATGAATGTGGCCTATTCAAAGGGCTACATCCGAGTGTACGAGCGCATCGGCGATACAGAAATGTATAAAGCCATTCCGCTGGACATTGCAGCCGATTTGTAACCTTTCGCTAATCTAACTCCAAATAAAACAAGCGAAAAAATAAACCATTGTGCAACATAACCCGGGAGGCTGCCATGTAACCGAAATTTAAGCGCGCGAGACGAAACGGCGGTGTTTTTATCCGCCGTCTACAGGAGATTAACCACCCTGTACTGATGAGCCAGGTTGAAAGGATTATAAAATGACAAATGCAAGTATTATCGGCTTTTTATCACAGGATAAAGTCGCATCTTTTCAAAAGCTGCTTGGTAACCGTTTTATTGCCGTTGCCGATTTCCCGGACGGCGTACCGGTAGCCTGGCAGGATAAAAAGCTGCACCTGACCGGCCCGGCCGAGCCTGTTTGCGACGGCGTTTTTGCAAAATTCGGAATCCGTAATTTGAAAAATGAAGCTGAGGCATTGGAAATTTTAACCCAAATTATCCCGGCAGAACGAATTTTTGCCGGCGAAGTCTTGCCGCCGGAGTTCTGGAGCGAAGGCATCTCGGAGAGGTTCAATGAAAACGCTGCGTAATATCATGATCGCCAAAATCCACCTGGCGAAAAATCAGCTGGGACTGGACGACGATACCTACCGCAGCATTATCCGGCAGGCAGTCGGCAAAGACAGCTCAACCAAATGTACCGATAAACAGCTGGAAAAGGTTATTGAAAAATTAAAAGAAAAAGGCTGGAAAGACGCAAAACCGCGTACCGACCGGGACAAAACCCGCCAGCCTCGCCGCGCCTATGAAAAACCGAACAAACCGTCAATCAGCAAAATCTATGCTTTGTGGGGCGTTTTGCAACGGTCCGGGAAAATCAAAAGCCAGGATAAGGCCGCGTTGGACGCTTTTGTCCGTAAATATACCGGCGTCGACCATGTTAAGTGGCTGGATGAAAGCCAAGCCCGGAAAATCATCGAAATATTGAAACAAATGATAGCCAGATAAAGGAAAGTTTTAATGCTGAATGAAAACCCCCGCGTCATATTCTTAAAAGAGGTCGTTGACGTAACCTCGATTGCTTTTGCGCAAAAACTTGTTGAGAAGTTTCGCGGCGGCCGGATTTATATCCCGAACAAAATGCCGCATGAAAAGCACGAGCTGCGGCAGGCGTTCAGCACCGAAGAGCTCGAAGTCCTTGTTGAAAACTTCGGCGGCAACCAGATAGACGTGCCGCGCGATTTAACCAACCGGGCAGCCGAGCGCAGACGCAAGATTTTAGAACTCCGGTCTAAAAACATGCGCATCTGCGACATATACAAGTCGGCCGACTGTACTTACCGCTGGGTGCAGGAAACCCTGCGCCGTGAGCGGGAACGCCGGAAGGCCGAAGAAAATCAACTCAACTTATTTGAAAACGAAAGGAAAAAACAATCAAAATATTAAATCTGTTTGCCGGAATTGGCGGCAATAGAAAAGACTGGCCGACTATGATTAACGGTCAGCCGGTCGAAATAACAGCAGTTGAACTTAACCCTAAGATTGCAGAAATTTATAAACAACTTTTTCCAAATGATGAAGTGATAATCGGCGATGCGCATGAATACCTTCTTCATCATTATCAGGACTTTGACTTTATCTGGGCGTCACCGCCTTGTCAGAGCCATTCGCGAATAAGATACTGTTTCGGGTTCCGCGGAAAACGCATAAGATTTGCCCCGCTTTATCCCGACTTAATGTTATGGCAGGAAATAATTTTCTTAAAACACTATGCCCGGTGTGATTGGGTGGTTGAGAATGTTATTCCCTATTATCAACCGCTGATAGCCCCAACCTTTCAGCTGCAGAGACACTATTTCTGGTCTAACCGGTCAGTTCCAAAGGCTGATTTTGCCCCGGATAATATCCGAAAAGCAAATATTGCTCAGCATCAAAACCGGCTGGGGATTGACCTCAGTTCTTATCAAATCCGCAACAAAGCCCAGATTTTAAGAAACTGTGTCGCTCCGGAAGTAGGAAAATATATTTTTGATAATTTTTTTAATAAATAGATAACCGGCGGCGGCCTAAAAACCGCCGCTATCAAAAAAAATGTGAGGAACCGATTAATGGAAAATAAGATTAAACAAATGCCGCTGGGACAAATTCCAGTCACTGACCTGCTTGACTGTGAACGGCAACCCTGTGAAATCTGGACGCGGGTCATGGGGTATTTCCGCCCGCTTTCCGAATTTAACAAAGGTAAAAAAGCCGAATTTTGGGAGAGAAAGACCTTTACAGAAAGCAAATGTATAAATAAACTTCGTGCAAAAGGATAATAAAATGAAAAAAGATTTATTAAAACTTCCTATTTTATCAATCCGGCAACCTTGGGCTTGGCTGATTGTGAACGGTTATAAAGATATTGAAAACCGGACATGGCCGACACGTTTCCGAGGAAAAGTCTTAATCCATGCCGGCAAGAAATGGGATGAAGGCATTATGCCGGCAGATATAAAATCCATGTACGGGGTTGAGGTTCCGCGGCGGCTGGAGACCGGCGGCATTGTCGGCATGGCCGAAATCACCGATTGCGTCAATAAAAGTAAATCGCCTTGGTTTTTCGGCCCTTACGGCTTTACTCTGACAAACGCCAAATCGCTGCCGTTTTATCCCTGCAAGGGTAAAATGGGCTTTTTCCGCCTCTCACCCAAAGATTTGGAAGGAAAACAGAATGCATAAAAAAATAAACTTACGTCTTATTTTCCGGGTTTGGAGCAAACGAGATAAAAAATACATCAAAAAAAGTCAGTATTTTTATCTTAATGAAAAAGGATATATTGTCTGTTGTATGGCTTTAGACAGCTACATATTTGAACAGTGCATCGGTAAAAAAGATAAAAATAATCAGTTAATCTATGATAATGACATTTTTTAGCCAATGGGGAGAGGATATTAATCAAATATTTACCAGATATAGGACGATACAATATCGATTTTTCAAAAATAGATTGGAAAACCTGTGAAGTAATAGGAAACGGCAATGAATATAAAGAAAGAAGCTAAATCCATCGCACAACATGTCATAGATACAAACAATTTAACAACAGCTCTGACTTCTGATGAGGTTAGATTAATAAGGCGCTCTATTGAACACCATTTTATCAATATGCACCGTTATCTAAGACAGAAATTTCCGCCTCACAGATTAAAAGAAAGTCTAAAAACAACCGGGGAATAATCCCCGGTACTTTTTAGCTGCATTGTTTCAATAAAAATACAGCTCCGGCAAACACTGCCAAAAAGAATATAAATTTAATTATCGCTCCGACATACTGCGGCAATTTGATTAAAAAATTTAATATTTTTTCGCCGGTCGAAACTTCCTGAAAATTGTTCTTCATATTATCCCCCTTAAAATCAAGCTTTGTTTATTCAAACAGTTATTAGATATTTTGTAAATAAAAACTCTTGTTTTTTTACGCAAATTATGATTTTAAATAAATAACATATTGAAAAATCATAATTTTATACGAACACTTCCCATTAAGATTTTATATAAAACCGCCTAACCTTATAAGCATGGATAAATTTATATTTTTTGTTCAACGCTTATAAGGTTTTTTGTATGGATAAAACGGTTTTTAACAAAGCTTTTAATAATTCCCTGGCGCATGAGGGCGGATTCGTCAACGACCCCGATGATGCCGGCGGCGCCACCAAATACGGCATTACCCTGAAAACCTACCGGGAAAGCCACCCCGAGGCGACGGTCGAAACAATCAAAAACTTGACGGTAAAAGACGCCGAAGAGTTTTATTTCAAAGAGTTTTGGCTGCGCTATGGCTATGACCGCATCTCTGTTGACGATTTAGCCATAAAAATATTTGACGCAGCCATCAACATGGGAACCCGGCAAGCCCACCTTTGCCTGCAACGGGCGCTTAACTGTGTGGGGTTCAAATTATCTGAAGACGGACAAATCGGAGAAGAAACGCTGACAGCGCTTAATCACGGCGGCTGTCCGGAATGGCAATTTGCTATTCTCTGCGCTTATCGCTCCGAGCTTGCCGGGTTTTACCGTTTGTTGGCTGAAATCAAGCCCAAAAATAAAAAATTCTTAGCCGGTTGGCTGCGGAGGGCCTATTCATGAGCGACTTGGCCGATATTGCCGCCCCGGTCATAGAAAACCGGCTGGAACATCAAATTAACCGCTTCCGCCGGCAAAACCGCCAGACCGGGGTCTCCAGCCCGGTCTGCGCCGTTTGCGGCGAACCGATACCTCTTGCCCGGCAGCAGGCCGTTCCCGGTTGCCGGCTCTGTTTTGACTGTCAGGAAGAAAAGGAAAAAAGAAATGCCAACCAGTAATGAAAAACTGTACCATGAACTCGGCGAAGTCAAAGGAATGCTTGCCAGCATGGACAAGCGTTTTAATAGTTTTGACAAACGGCTTGAACGCATGGAAGCCAAACAGGACGACGTCTTGAAAAAAGTTGCCCGCAACTCGGTTGTCTGCGGCGGCGTTTTTTCGGCAGCAATCAGCCTGATTACTTCGCAGTTCGGCAAGTTCTGACGGGAGGCCCGGCATGGCATACGGAACCCGAGCGCGTAACGAAGTCCGCAAAAACTATATATTCAAACTTCTGCCCTTAACCCAGGCGGCCAAACTTGCCGGGATTAAAAATATTGCCACGGCTCGCCGCTGGAAGGCAGAGGCTTTGGAAAACGGCGACGACTGGGACAAGCTGAAAGCGGCGGCCTCGATTGCTTCCGGCGGTCGGGACGACCTGATTAAAACCATGATTAACGACTATGTCGTCTTTCATCAGTCTGTCATGGACAGTCTAAAATCTCCCGATTGTGCATTAACGGCTAAAGACAAGGTCGATGCCCTGGCTTCTTTGGCTGATGCCTTTGCCAAAACCATGAAATCGGCCGGCATGGCCAGCCCCGAACTGTCCAAACTGTCGATTGCAACCGAAGTCATCCAGCTGCTGGGCGACTTTGTCCGAGACAACTTTCCGCAGCATGCCGCTGCCTTTATTGAAATTCTGGAGCCGTTTGGCGAGGAGCTGACGAAACACTATGGCTAAAATTTCAAAATCGGAGTTTATGAAAAGCCTTGCCGAGATTGCCGGGCAGCTCAAACAGCAGCTTGACAATATCGCCGAAGGCTTTGATGCTTCACCCGCCGCGGTTAAGGAACGCCGCGCGCGGGCCGAAAATGATTTTGAATTTTTTGCAAGGAGTTATTTTCCGCATTACATCCGCCCCAAAATTGACGAGAAAACCGGCAAACTGCGCCCGGTCGAGCCGTCATTGTTTCATAAGTGGTTCTTCCGCGAATTTCTGCCGCTTCTCCGGTCAAAAAAGAGCGTTTCTCAGGCGATTGCCGCCCCGCGCGGCGAAGCTAAGACCACCTATTTGATGATTGGCCTAATATATTGTATCGTTTACAACAAAAAACACTATATTTTGTTTATTCAAGATGTTTTTGAACAGGCAGCCCTGATTATCGAATCAATCAAAGCTGAACTTGAATTTAACCAACGCCTTAAATGTGACTTTCCGGAGGCTTTCGGCCGTACCTCGGTGTGGAAAACCGGCGTTTTTATTTCTAAAAACAATGTCAAAGTTCATGCCCGCGGCGCTGGACAGAAAATCCGCGGCTTGAAACACGGCGCTTACCGCCCGGACATGGTTATTCTGGACGATATGGAAAACGATGAGGAGGTCAAAAACCCCACTAACCGCGACAATCTGGAAAGCTGGCTTAACAAGGCAATCAAAAACCTTGGCGAAGCCGGCGCAAAACTTGACGTCTTTTATATCGGAACTATTTTGCACTACGATTCGGTCTTAAACCGTACGCTTAATAATCCGTTATGGCGCAGCGTCATTTTCCGCGCGATTATGACCCCGCCGGAAAACCAGCAGCTCTGGCAGGAATGGCAGGAAATTTTAACCGGCAAGCCTGATGCCGAAGATAAAGAAACCCCGGAAGAAAAGGCCGACAAATTTTATTTTGCCCACAAAAGCGCCATGGACAAAGGCGCGGTTTTAAGCTGGCCGGATAAACGCGACCTTTTGACATTGATGAAAATCAAGGTTGAAGTCGGCACCGCCGCCTTTGACGCCGAATATCAAAACGACCCGCTCTCCGGAGACGATGCCACTTTTGCCCAGTTTACCTACTGGAATGTTCTGGCTAAGCCGCTGCCGGCGTTCGGTGCGGTTGACCCCTCGCTTGGCAAATTCGGCCGCCGCCGCGACCCGTCCGCGATTCTGGTCGGTTTTTATGACCGCAATATCGGTGTGCTGTATCTTCAGGAAGCAGCTATCAAAAAACGCCTGCCCGATAAGATAATCAGCGACATGATTTATTATCAGAAGAAATATAACTGCGTTTTCTGGTTCGTCGAAACGGTGCAATATCAGGAATTTTTAAGAACTGAGGCCATCAAGCGCGGCAAAAAGGCCGGCGTGCAGCTGAATTGTATCGGAATCAGCCAGAATGTTGACAAAGACCTGCGTATTCAAACCTTGCAGCCGCATGTTGCTGAAGGTTCAATCCGCTTTTTAATTTACCAGACGGCGCTTATTCAACAAATGCGCCATTGGCCGGTGGTTGACCATGACGACGGCGTCGATTGTCTGGAGATACTTTGGTCAAACTGCATTAAATATGCCGGCTCCAGCACCGGCCGGGTATCAATCGCCAGCTCGCTCAAGGCAGAAAACAAATCGGTTTTGCACCGGGTCATTAAAAAAATAACAGCTTATAGCGGGATTTAGTTCCCTCAAAATAGGAGACTCTTATGAAAAAGTCTAAAAACAAACGCCAAAACCAGCCGGCAGCGCAGCCGCTTGTCAGTACGGAGCTGGCAAGCGCGCAGGAATACTTCAAAAGCCGCATGCTGCTGGCCGATGTCGTCCGCCCGCTGGACAAGATTTTGCTTGAACACGGCGGCAGCCTTAAAACCTATCGCAATTTGCTCTATGATGAGCAGGTCAAGGCCTGTTTTATCGAACAGCGCGTTGCGGCAGCCGTCGCGGCGCCCTGGGAAATCGTCCCGGCCACAGAAGACAAAAAAGATGTTGAAATCGCGGCTTTCATTGAGGAAAACCTGAAAAACATAGGCTTCAAAGACAAGTATAAAAAAATGCTATACGGCAATTGGTTCGGTTATTCTGTGGCGGAAATCCTCTATAAAATAGAAGACAACCGGATTGTTATTGCCGCAATCAATGTCAAAAAGCCGGAGCGTTTTGACTTCAAATACACCGGCGAGCTGTTTTTGAAAAAGGATTTTGCCAGTTTAGAGCTGATGCCGGCGCGCAAATTCTGGATTTATAAAAATTCCGGAGACAATGACGATGAAGTTTACGGCTTAGGCCTCGGACACGTCTGTTTTTGGCCGGTTTATCTCAAACGCAACGGGCTCAAGTTCTGGTCGGTGGCGGTTGAAAAGTTCGCCGTGCCGACCGCCCGCGGCACTTACCGCACCGGCGCCACCGATGAAGAAAAACGCGAACTGCTGCAAATGCTGGCGTCCATTTCGCAGGAAACCAGCATTGTCGTTGAAGACGGCACCACGGTTGACCTGCTGGAAGCCGTTCGTAATTCCGGCGGCGATTTCGAAAAATTCTGCGGCTACTTGGATAAGATTATCGCCAAGGCGATTCTCGGTCAGGAAGGAACCAGTCAGAACGGCGCCTATGTCGGCACGGCCGAAGTGCAGGAAAACGTCAAAGACCTGATCATCAAATCAGACGCCGAGCTTTTGGACGAAAGTTTTAACGAAGTTATTAAATGGCTGGTGGAATTTAACTTTCCCGGAGCTATCCCGCCCAAGCTGGTACATCGTTTTGAAGCGCCTGAAGATTTGATGAAAGCGGCTGACCAGGACACCAAAATCTATAACATGGGCTTTGAGCCGTCGGAAAAATACATTAACGAGAAATACGGCGGCGAGTGGAAAAAGCGGGAAACGCCGTCCTTTCCGACAGAACCGGCTTTTGCCGAGCCGGAACCGACCGCGGCCGAAAAAACGGCTGCCGAATTGACGGACGACTGGAAACAGGTTATGACACCGATAGTCGAACCGGTAGAGGAAATTCTGGCCGACTGTTCGTCTTTCACCGAATTTGAGGAACGCCTGACGGAAGCTTATCCGAAAATGAACATTGCCAAACTGCAAGAGCTGATAGCTCAGGCAGATTTTAAGGCCCGTGTCAGCGGCAAACTGGGGATAAGCAATGACTAAAGCCGATTTTGGCCCTATGCCGCCGGAAAAAGCCGTCAAATGGTTTAAGTCCAAAGGCTACGCCCTCGGTTTTGACTGGCGCGACATCTGGCAGGAAGAACATGCCGTTGCCTTCACGGTTGCCAAAGCCGCCAGCATTGACCTGTTGCAGGACATTCGGAGCGAAGTGGAAAAAGCCCTTGTTTCCGGCGAAACTTTCGAGAGTTTTAAGCAAAACCTCAAGCCCAAACTGGTAGAACGCGGCTGGTGGGGGCGCGCCAATATGCAGGATCCGCTCACCGGCGAGGTGAAGGAAGTCCAGCTCGGCAGCACCAGGCGTTTAAAAACCATTTACCGCACCAATATTGACATGGCATACGCTGCCGGTCGCTGGGAAGAAATCGAAGCCACCCGCAAAACCCACCCTTATTTGCGTTACCGCTGTTCTATGCTGGAAACTTCGCGCGAATCTCACAAATCATGGGACGGCATTGTCCTGCCGGTTGACGACCCATGGTGGGATTCGCATTATCCGCCTTGTGCCTGGAACTGCAAATGCTGGGTTGAACAGGTGCTGAAAAGCGATGTTGACAAGGGACGGGTTAAGATCAGTCCGCGGCCAAAAACAAACTATGTCGCTTATAAAAACAAGCGCACCGGCCAGACAATCGCCGTTCCGGAGGGAATTTCTCCCGGTTTTGACTATAACGTCGGCAAAGCCCGTGCCCGGGCTTTTACCCCGCCGCCGTTGTCCAACCTGCCGGATACGCTGCAACTTCCGTCCCAGTTGCCGGCACTGCCCAAACCGTCCAAAATGCCGGCAAAGGCGATATTGCCGACCGATTTGGACGATAATGCCTATATTGCGGCTTTTCTTAAAGAATTCGGATTAAAACCCGGTCAAACCGGCTTTTTTGAAGACAAAGCCGGCGACCATATGCCGATTAATGAAGATTTATTTTTGTCACGCGGCAAAAAGGTCAAGGCTGCCAAATTCGGCCGCGGGCCTTATATGACACTGCTGGCGTTGGGCTTAAAAGAACCTGACGAAATATGGCTGCAATGGATAAAGAACGCCGCCGGAATGTGGGTGCTGAAAAAACGATATTTCAAAATCTGGGAAGGAAAAGACGGCAGCCATTGCCTGACAATCTTTGACAAGACCAACGACGGCTGGAGCGGCACAACCACCTTTACCCCCAAAGAAGGCAAAACTCAGGCAGCCAAAGACGCCTATTTTAATCAGTATCGGGCCGGATTGCTTCTTTATAAAAAAAATTCCAACGGGTAAGCCGCTGGAATAAAGGTGACAGGCTCTGATTCCGCTTACCGGACCGCTCTGCCACCCTTATAGTATTATTATAACCTATTATATTATGAAATACAATCAGTATTTTTGTTGATAATCAAAAAAAACGCGGTTATACTTCAGGGGGCGGATAATTCCGCTTATTATTAAGCCTATGGGGAATCGCATCCTCGAGAGATACCATTATACCTGCCATAACTTTATTTGAAAGTTATGAGGCATTGCCGTTTAGGTATGTAGGAAAATTAACGGCACTCAGACGTCTTTGACGGAGGAGTGCCACAAAATAATGGCATAGCCACGAATATGTGGCTGCACCTCTCGTGCATGCGAAACTCCTCCGACCCTTGTTAGGTCGGAGTTTTGTTTTTCTTATTGCAGGAGTGAACAATGATAAAAAATAATGACAACGGACTATCTGCGACAACCAAAAAATCAAACCGGGGAAGAACCCCGACCGGCGCACCCAACCCGATTGACGTTCATGTCGGCAGACGCATGCGTTTGCGCCGCCAGCTCCTCGGACTCAGCCAGGAAACTTTGGCGGCAATGCTGGGACTGACGTTTCAACAGGTTCAGAAATACGAACGCGGCATGAACCGCATCGGCGCCAGCCGGTTGTGGGACATCAGCAAAGTATTAAACGTACCAATCAGTTTCTTTTATGATGACATGGATCCGGACACGGCAAATCAATCGCCCCGCATGTTTCAGCTTTCAGATGCCGCTCCCCAGCCTTGGGAAGAAACTGAAATTAAAGCTGCTGATCCGATGAACCGCGAAGAGGCGATTGAACTCATCAGGGCTTATTATAAAATCCCCAACCGGAAAGCTGCTAAAAACATGTTTGATTTAATCATCAATCTGTCAAAAATATGCTGTCAACCTATTAAATAAGCATGATAAGGCGGTATTTTTTTCTCTTTCTGCAAAAAAATGCCGCCTGAAAGCAAAAGAACTGCATATTGCCCCATTGTCCCCAAAAATAAGAATCACCCTGTTAGTGGGGTGTTAGCGGGGCAATAAACGGTATAATAGACATTAAGAAACACTCGCTTTTTTAATTTCAGCTTGACTTTAAATAGGAAGTGTTTTATCCGCTAAAATAACAAAATAAAAAAATATATCACAGAATCAATATTTTATACGAAGAGTTCCCATTATTTAAGCACTAAATTTCAATTATCTTGGCTTCATAGGCAACAAACCTGTGGAGTTAAAGACATTGAAAAACAAATTTTTTAACATATTCAAACCCGGCAAGCATATTGACGCCGCCGGTCAGGAAGTCAGCTTCAGCGAAGATGACCTGAAAGATATCGCCGCAAGCTACAATTCCGAAGTTCACGAAGCCCCTATCTGCTGCGGACACCCAAAGCATGACAAACCGGCTTTTGGCTGGATTAAGCAGCTGTGCTATGACGCCGGCAGCAAAATGCTGCGTGCCATGCCGGCACAAGTTAACCCCGAATTTGCCGAAATGGTAAATTCCGGCGCTTTTAAGAAAATCTCCCCCGCCTTTTATTCTCCGAGTTCTCCGGCAAACCCCAATCCGGGACATTTTACCCTGCGCCATATCGCTTTTCTGGGCGCACAGCCGCCGGCCGTTAAAGGGCTGGGCAGCGTCAGCTTTGCCGAAAGCGACAATGCCGACGTTTCCTTTGAGCTTGATTTTGCCGAAACCGAGCTGGCCTACAACGACAAAGGCATCGCCCGCTTGTTCCGCAATCTCAAAAACTTTCTGATTGGCAAATACAGCCAAGAAGAGGCCGATAATATCATCCCCGAATATGCGATTGAGGAAATTTCTTCCGGAGCGGAACGCAGCCTGAACAAAGCTGTCGAAGCCAAAACCGAATTCAGCGAGCCTGAAACCGAGCCGAAAACCCCGGCGGAACCGGAAGAAAATGCAAAAAATCAGCTGGCTGACGCCGTTCAGGCCAAAGAAGCCGAAAACGCCAGACTTAAAGCCGAACTGTTGAAAGCCAAAGCCGACAAACAGGCCGCCGAAAACCGGGCGTTTTGCGAAAATCAGGTCAAAGCTGGCCGCCTGTTGCCGGCCATGCAGGACAGTGTCCTGGCTTTCATGGACGACTTGAGTGAGCTTGAACTTGAGTTTGCGGAAGAAAATTCAACCCTGACCGCATTTAAGGCGCTCATCAGCCAGCTGCCGCCGTCTGTCAACTTTTCCGAGGTAACTCCGCCGGAAGACGATGACGCAGCCCCGCAGACCGCCGCGGACATTGCTGCCAAAGCGGCCGAATATCAAAACAAACAGGCCGAAAGCGGCAAAGACATCCGTTTTTGCGAAGCCGTTCGCGCCGTTTGCAAATAGGAGAAAACGACCATGAGAGGCAGAAAACCCAATCAGAATAAATCCTTCCCGGCAACCGTAACTGACGGAAACCGGACTGAAATCCGCGCCCGGCGGGAAGAATACTGTGACCGCATTGCCGACACGGCAGACGTCATTCACGCCATGATTGACCAACTGCGGCAGGAAGGCGGAAACGAAGCCCTGCTGCAACGCGCCGAGTTTTATTTTCAGTGCGCATTCCTGGCGGCCGGCTGGTCGCTGGATTTAGTCGACGGCGATGTCATCGACTTTGTTATGTAACCCCCAACACATGAAAGGCAACAAACTTATGAAAAACCTGCCCTATACCGCCGAAACGGACATTGAAGGCTACCGCCTGGTCACTTTCGGCACCAACGACGGCGAAGTCAAGCCGACCACCGCCAAAACAGACCCGGTTATCGGCGTCACCAACTACATCGGCGCCCCGAAAGGCACCACCGTTGACGTCAATGTTGACAATGTCGGCAAGGTCAAGCTTTCCGGTACGGTTGCGGCCGGTGACGACTTAACTGCCGCCGCCGACGGCCAGGCCGCCAAAGCTACCGCTCCGACCTTTGGTGAATCTTCCGCAGCCGGTGACCGGGTGTTCGGAATGGCGCTTCAGGACGGCGTCGCCGGTGACGTTATTGAATTTTTGAAAAAATAAGGAGTTTTTTACATGCCAAAACAAGCTTTTGAACCCGATGAACAGCTGACCGCCATTGCGATTGGCTACAAAAATGAAAAAGCAAATTATATTGCTGATAAAATTCTGCCCTATACCCCAATTGAATCGGCACGGTTTTCTTATAATGAATTCCCCCTTGAAGAGGGCTTCAGCGTCCCTGACACCAAGGTCGGCCGTATTTCTGCGCCTAAAACTGTAGATTTCAGCGCCATTAAACGCACGGCCGAAGTTGAAGACCATGCGCTTGATGTTCTGGTGCCCAACTGGGACAAAGACCACGCCCCCAAGAACTACGACCCTGAAGGACGAGCCGTTGAAAACGCAACCAATCTGTGCATGCTGGCACGCGAACTGCGGGTGGCCAAGCTGGTAAAAGATCCTGCCAACTATGCCAACAAGCAGACTTTGTCCGGAACTTCGCAGTTTGACAATGCTTCTTGTGACCCCTTGGCTGTTTTTGTCCCGGCAATCGAAAAAATGCTGGTTTCTCCCAATGCGCTGGTCATGAGCATGAATGTCTGGACCAAACTGCGCCTGAACCCGAATTTGCTCAAAGCCGTACACGGCACTGCTGGAGACAAGGGCGCCGTGTCCCGCCAGCAGCTGGCCGAGTTGTTGGAAATTCCCGAAATCATTATCGGCAACAGCCGTTACAATGTCGCCAAACAGGGACAGACCGCCAGCCTTGAACCCTGCTGGCAGGACTATTGCGGCCTGTTGCATATCAATTCAGAAGCCGACAACAATCAGGGAATGACTTTCGGCCTGACCGCCCGTATGGGCGACAAAGTGGCCGGAAGATTTTTTGACGAGAATATGGGCATGCGTGGCGGCTATAAAGTTCGTTCCGGCGAATCCATCAAAGAGGTGATTGTCGCCAAACAGTGCGGTTTCCTGTTTGAAACGCCGGTTTCTGCCGCTTAAGGAGCTGCCGCCATGAAAAAGTTGAAAATCCTTCAGGACTGGCCGCTGCTTCATAACGGCAAAGCGCTTAAACGGGGAGATGTGGCCGAGTTTGACGACAAATACGCCGACTGGCTGCTGGCTCACGGCCGCGCCGAAGCGGACAAAAGTCTAAAAACGGGCGGAAATAATTCCGCCCAGGCTTCCGCCAGTCCAGAAACAAGCGAACAGGAAAACCAGGCAGAACGCCAGGCCAAAATTCAGGCAGCCGTTGCCGAAATGCTGACGGCCGACCCGGCGGCTACGCCCAAATGCCCGGACATTGCCGCTAAAACCGGTCTGCTGAATATCCGCAAGGAAGAACGCGACGCCGCGGTTGCTGCCTTCAAACAGGCCGCAGCCGGCAATGAAACTGAAGAAAGCCAGGGAGAATAACGCCATGGGGCAGCTGTACGCCGACAAAGAGCAAATGCTGAAGCGTTACCGGGCGGAAGATATTGCCGACCTGACGCAGGATGACGAAACCCGGCTGAATGCCGTGCTGGCTTCCACTTCGGCATTGATTGACGGCTACGTTGCCCCGCGTTACCGCCTGCCGCTGCAAAACAAACACGACATCTTGACCGACGCCGCCTGCGACATTGCCTATTACAAGCTTTATTACGTTGACGTGCCGGAAGGCGTCCGCCAACGGTATGAAGACGCGATTTCCCTGTTGAAAGACATTCAAAGCGGCAAAGCCCGCCTTTCCGAACCGACCGGTACGGAAAGCAGCCCGCGCCGCAAGGTCTTTATCAAGTCGCAGCCGCGCCGGTTTACCAATGACATGTGGTGAGGTTTGGATGGAGGCAAAGTTTAAATGAGCGGCGTATCAGTCAGAATAGACCTCAGCGGATTATCAAAGCTTAGCAAAGTCGCGGAAAACCTTGACCGGAAACTCAAAGACCGGCGTGCGCTCAATCTGGCTTTGGCGACTACGCTGCGGGAATGCACGCGCAAACGTTTTGAAACCAAGAAAACCCCGGAAGGCAAAGAGTGGACTTCCCCGCTGGTCAAGAGCGGCGACCTGCGCAACAAACTGCTGATTGATGCCGACGACCGCATTGCAAAGGTCGGTTCAAATCTGGTCTATGCCGCAATTCACCAGTTCGGCGGCATTATCCGGGCAAAAAAAGGCAAAGTCCTGCGTTTTACCATTGGCGGCGAAACCTTTTTCCGCCCCAAAGTCACAATTAAAGCCAACCCTTACCTCGGTATATCGGAAAAGGACGAGGAGGCTTTGGCCGACACTGTCAAAGTTTTTGCAGAGGCATGCTTAGATGATTGAAAAAATCGAAATTGCCGTTTTGGACCGACTCAACCAGGCGTTTGGCAATACCAAACCGGCACTTGGCTATCATATCGAAAAAATCGACAGCTACAAAGCCGAACTGTCCGACTTCGGTACTCTGATTAAAAACCGGCGGACGGCGGCACTGGTCGCCTGCGGCGGCCTGTCATTGGAAGCGGATTATCCCGAAGGCAGCGACTACAGCTTCAGCCTGCTGATTTATCTCTACAGCCGCAACGCCAAGTTAAACGAGTGTTCAACCCGCTTCGGCGGTCGCGGTTCGGTCGGGCTTTACCGGATGATTACCGATGTTGTCAGGCTCTTAAACCGCAATGACTTGGGATTTTTAAGCGAACCGCTGAAGTTAGGCGAAGCCCGGCCGATATTCGACAACAAAGTCAATCATTTTAATGCCGCCTGCTGGGAACTTGAATTTAAAGGCGCGTTTTTCGACCGTTTCGGCAGCTGGCCCGGCATGCCTGAGCCCGATTTGCTGAAAACCATTGCCGCCGACTGGATTGTCCGCGGCGCCAAGTCCCAAACTATCGTGAAATTTGAGCAAAAGGAAAAAAAGCAATGAGTAAAATTTTTATAAAACCGCGAAAACCGGAATTTATCGTTTTCAAGCCCAACGGCTGCCGGCTGAAAAGCGAAGGCGAGTATGTCGACGCCGAACCGTTCTGGCAGCGCCGGCTGAATGACCGGGACGTTATTGTCGCCCAACCGTCCCAAACTCCGGCAGCCGATGCCAAAGACCAGCCGGCCGCCGCTTCTTCAACCGCCAGAAAAGGAAAATAACATGAATATGACTTTTAATGAAATCGCCAGCAACCTCAAGGTTCCGGGCGCTTATGCGGAAATTGACGCTTCGCTCGCCCGTCGCGGCCTGACCGGCAAGGAAAGCGTCGGTTTGCTGATCGGGCAGAAACTTTCCACCGGTTCCGCCGAATATAACCGCGTTTACCAGATTACCGACATCAATCAGGTCATTGAACTGACCGGCTACGGCTCAGAACTTCACCGCATGGCTGTTGCCTGGGATAAGGTAAACAAAAACAATTTGTTTAAAATCATGGCGGTTGAACAAAGCGAAGGCGTTGCCGCCACCTATACGCTGACCTGCACAGCTACCAAACCGGAAATCGGAACTTTAAGCCTGATGATTGCCGGCTATCCGGTCAAAGTTACCGTAACCGGCGACGATACGGCCGAAACCCTGCAAACGGCACTGATTGAGGCGATTAATGCCGCTACCATGCTGCCGGTAACGGCCGCCAAAGCCGCCGAAGAGGATAGCACCGGAAAAATCACACTGACGGCCAAACACAAAGGCGAAGCCGGCAACAACATTGATATCCGCCTGAATTATTACGATAACGAAAAAACGCCGGGCGGGGTTACGGTTGAAATTGCCTCTGGTACAAAAGGTTCCGGCAATGTTTCGCTGCTTGATGCTCTGGCGGCTCTGGGTGATGAGTACGCCACGGACATTGTCACCAGTTACACCGATGAAGCCAACCTTAAAATCATTGACGAGGCTTTAAAAGAACGTTTCGGCGCTATGGTCTGCAACGAAAGCACGTTATATGCCGGCTCTAACGGCACTTATGCCGAACTGACGACTTTGTCGGCAAAACTCAATTCCGAGCATATTGTTCTGGTTGAAAACTATAAAGCCCCGCAAATGCCGGAAGTCCGTGCCGCTCAGGTTGCCGCAATCTGCGCTTATGAGGCGCAGCAGGACCCGGCCCGGCAATATCGTTCTCTGGTTCTTACCGGAAATCTGCCGGCAAAAACGCCTTTCAAATCCAATGAACGCAATCTGCTTTTAGGCCACGGCGTCGCGACAACGCTGACCGATTCGGCCGGCAATGTTACGATTGAGCGCATTGCCACCACCTATCAGAAAAACGCCGTCGCCGCTGCTGATGAGGCCTATCTTGACTTAACCACTGTCAAGACCCTGATTTATATGCGTTACAGCTATATCCAGCGCATGGCGCAGAAATATCCGCGGCACAAACTGGCTGATGACAGTTATCCGGTCGAACCGGGACAGGCGATTGCCACGCCGTCCGTCCTGAAAGCCGAGGCCATTGCTTTGGCCGGCGATTGGCTGAAAGCCGGACTGATTGAAAACCTGGACGACTTCAAGTCAACAATTGTCAGCGAACGCAACGCGCTTGACGTCAACCGTATCGACCAGCTGTTGCAGCCCGACATCATCAACAATCTGATGATTATCGCCTGCAAAATTCAATTCAAGCTTTAGGAAGCAGACCCGGAGGGCAAGGTCTAAAACTGCCCCGCTTGTTCCTTTTTCTTGCCGTACGTCTCTGTACGCCCACGAAAAACGAACGGCAGAACAAATTTTATTAACTTGTTACGGGGGAATACCCCCCCCTGAAATAGGAGGTTCAATGTTCACAACCACTAATCCCGACGTTGTCTTTGGTATTGCCGAGGTTAAGGCCGATGGCGAAACCATCGCCAAAATATCAGAAGTTGAGTTTCAGCCATCCGGCATCAAATTTGAAGACGAAAGAAACGGTAAGGATTTTGTCCCGTCGGAAGTCGGTGCTGTATTAAAAGCCAACTCAAAACTTGTCAGAGGCCAGAGTCTGGACGGAATTAATAAAAGGTATGATGTCACCATTATGATTACCGCCAACACCGGCCAGGTCTGGATGATGCCGCACGCCGTTCTCATGAATCCGGCCTCAATCGGCACAAAGGGATATGACCTTGAATTTCACGCTTCTGAAAGTATGGAGGTCACGCATGGCTAATTTGAAATTTACCTTAGAAGACGGCCTGAAAGTCGGCGACCAGATTCACAAAGAAGTCGAGCTGCGGGAATTAACCGCCGGCGACATGCTGGATGCCGAATCCGAAGTTGAAGAGCTGGTCATGACTGAAAACGGCGCAGTCACTTATAAAACGTCACCGGTCAAACTGGCGCATGAGTTGCTTCGCCGCAGCATTGCCAAGCTGGGCAGCCTGCCGATGCCCCTTTCTCAGGCAGAGTTCCGCCTGCTGACCCGAACAGACCTGATTATCCTGCAAACCAACGCCCGGAAAATTGACCAGGCCATGGTGGAGAAAATTGCCGAACGGGGGCGACGTAATCAGGCAGCTTCCGGAAATTTACCGTCTGCTTAAGGAAGCTGCCTCCGCCGGGTTTTCCCAAAAAGAAGCCCGACAACTGCCTTTGTCTAACCTTGTTTTGTTAATTTACGGATTTTAACATGAAAACAATACGCACAGCAATAGAACTCAGCCTGCTTGGCAACGTGTCGGCGCAAAGCGACAAGTTCGCCCAGAGCCTGAACCGCCTTGAATCCTCCGGGCGGCGTTCTCTGCTGGGCGTGGCGAATATGGCTAACAGCACGCACAACGCGTTGGGATCCGTATTCAACAAAGGTTCTGCCTTGCTTGGTTCAGTCGGGCTGGCCGTCTCCGGAAAATCGGTGGCCGACCTTGAAACCCGGCTGACCCGCCTGCGCCTGCAAGCCGGCATCAGCAAGGAAGAAATGGCAAAGCTTAATCAGGAATTATTCAAAACCGCCCAAAAGCGCGACATCAATATTGACCCGTCGGAACTGATTTCAGCCATTGAGCGCATTGTCGGCAAAACCGGCGATTTGCAATTTGCCGTCCAAAATATGCAAAATCTGGCCTATGCCATTTCCGCAACCGGTGCCGCCGGTCAGGACGTCGGCGCCATGGGTGCCGATTTAATGGAAAAATTCGGCATCAAAGACCAGCAGGAAATCATCAAAACCCTTGGTTTGCTGGTCAATCAGGGCAAAGCCGGCGCCTTTGAGCTGCGTGACCTGGCGACACAGGGCGAGCGCGTCACCGCGGCTTATGCCTCAACCGGCCGGCAAGGCAAACAGGCCGTTGCTGAAATGGGCGCCATGCTGCAAATGGCCCGCAAAGCCACCGGCGGCCCGGAAGAAACCGCTACCGCCCTGGAAGCCCTGATTCGCAACTTCAACGACCCGATGAAGCGCAAATTGTTGACGGATTCCGGCATCAAGCTTATGGATCCGGAAGACCCGAAACGAATGCGCTCAATCATTGATATTTCAAAAGACCTGATAAAGCTGACTAATGCCGATGTCAGCAAAATCGGCCGTGCCATTGATTCCGAAGGCCTGCGCGCTTTGAACGCCATGATTATCGAATTTAAGCAAACCGGCGGTTTCAAAAGTGTTGATGAGTTCTTAACAACCAGCTCCGACCCGCAGGCGCTCCTGGACGATTCTAAAGAAGTGGCGCAAACGTTCAATTCCGCAATGACCTCGCTCAGAACGGCTTTTATGTATTTTGCCAACGCCAACCTGGCCGGGCCGATTCAAACGCTGGCAGACGCCATAAACTCGCTTGACCCGGAAACATTGCAGCAAATTTTAAGCTACGGCGGCACGGCGTTAGGCGGTCTGGCTGCCGTCTGGGCCGGTTCAAAGGTTATCGGCATGAGAGCAACGGCCTTGTCGGCGCTTAAAATGTTTGGCAGCGGCAAAAAATCCGGAGTTGGCGGTGCTTTGGGCGGGTTGGCCGGCCTTGCCGGCATGTCAAACCCGCTGCCGGTCTATGTCGTTAATGGTTTTGGCGGCACACAGCTTCCGGGCAGCAGCCGCTTCAAACGTCGGGCCAATCTCGGCAGTGTTGCGGGAAATACCGCCTCTGTTGCGGGCGGCGGCCGCTTGGCCTCGCTTGCCAAATGGGGCGGACGGCTCGGCGCTCTCGGTGCTGTCGGCGTTGGCGCTTATCAGGCCTTTAACGCCGATAACAATGTCGACCGCGGTTCCGGCATCGGTATGGCTCTGGGCGGTGCGCTGGGACTTCTCGGCGGCCCGATCGGCGTGCTTATCGGAACTTATGCCGGGGAAAAAATCGGCGGTTATGTCGGCGGCTTGGTCGATGAAATATCAAATGCGGAAAATGGCGAAGAAACCGGACAAATCATCGGCCGCGAAGTCGGCAAAGTGGTTCGTCTGCTGCCGTTCGGCGAAATGCTGTCCGAATACTCCGAAGCGGCAGGAGCCAAACTCGGCGGGCTTATCGGCCGTTTCTTTGACAACGTCGGTGAAAAACAGGCCGAGAAAGAAGCCGTTTCTGCGGCCAAAGCGCTGGAAACCCTGCAACGGGTTAAGAACGAAATCACGCTGAAGATTGACAGTGAGGGCGCGCATATAACCCGTATGAAAACCAGCGAACCGCAGCAGACCAAAATCAATGTTGACTTAGGCTATACAAGGATACCTGATTATGCCGTTTGAACGCGAAGATATTATAAAAATCAACGGAATCACCCTTTACGCCAGGAATGACGACTGGGGACAGTCCGGCAAACAATCCGGCAACAAAGTTTTGCTGACGGACGAAACGTCGTCCCAGCAAACGGACTGCCAGCTTGACGCCGTCGATTTTCATATTGAAGCCTATTATTTGGGTGAAGACTATCAGAGCGTCGTCAGCAAGCTTTATAAAATCTATAAACAGCAGAAAAATATGCTGCTGGAGCACCACGACATCGGCCGCGTTTGGGTAAAATTTGCCAACGGCGGCTATCGCATCAAAAAGACCAACACCAAATTATGGTATAGGGAATTTGTCCTGAACTTGGTTCTGGCCAAAACCTCAGACCTCAAAATTCAGGTGGTTGAGCTTGAGCAGCTGGCGGAAACCCAGCTTGAAAAAGGCGTTGAGCAGTCGTTGCTTGATGCGCTGGACAAGTTTAACGCCGATTTTATCAGCGACAACTTAAACAGTCTGGTCAAAAACGACATCGTCAACAACCTTTATGCCCTGGGCGATAAAATCTCAAGCTTAAGCGCCGACAACCTGCTGGGCAGCCTGACAAACCCCTTCACCGGCACGTTTGAATCGCTTTTGGCAGCGGCCGGAGGCATTGCCGGAACAATCCAGTCTTATATGAATCTCGGCAAGTCTAAAAACGAGCGGAAATATGAATACAATAATTCGGGTTTATCCGGAGAGGAGGCAAGAAAATATTTTCAGGCATATATCGATATTGCTTCACGGGTGGACAGTGCCGTTGACATTGCCAACACCGAACCGGAAACCCAGCAAAACATCCAGACCGCAATCGACCTCATCAAACAGACGGCAATCGTCAAAGCCTGCGACTGCGTCACGGAAAAGCCTTTTGAAACCAAAGAAAGCATAAAAAATGCCATTAAGGATTTGGAAAAAGTGTCCGATTCCATTATCTTGGCCGCCGAAGACAACAAGGAAATCCAGAATGACATCCACAATGTTGTCAATCAGGCCGTCGTCATTTTACAGTCTCAGCCGGTTTTCAACGCACGGCAAATTCAGACAAACATCTGTCTGCCGGCTGCCGTCATCTGCCGGGATGAAAACTGCGACGAGGAAACTTTTTTAAAAGTTAACGAAATCCGCCACCCGCTGTTTGTCCCGGCCGGCGTTGCGCTGGAGATTACCGAGGAGACCGCCGATGAGTAAAGCTGTCAACGTTTCCCTGAAAGTCAACGGTTATCAAATCAGCGGGTTTGATGACGTCGAAGTCGGCAAAAGCCTTTATAATCTGGCCAACATGGCGCGGCTGCGCTTTTATGAAAAAGACGATCAAGACCTGCTGTCTGCAAAAAAAATCATAAAAGGCAAGGCTGAAGCGGTGGTTTATTTTGACAAACAGCCGGTTGTCAGCGGCTATATTTACGAACCGGCACCGGGCTTTGGGGCAAAAGGAGCCGCTTTTGAAATCGTTGTTACTTCCCCGGTTGCCAAATATATCGGACAATCGGCAGAAAAAGGGAAAACTTACTATAACCAGTCTGCTGCCGCCGTTCTGGCTGACCTCTGTCCCGATATCCGGCTTGAGACCAGAAGCAGCAAATTTCTGCCCAAGTTCGTTACCTACGGCTCTGAGCATATTGACGGCATTATTCAAAAATTCTGCCGAAAAACCGACAGCGTTATCTATTCCGGCCCCCTCGGGCAGCTGATTATTGACGAACGTTCCGCCGAAGCCGCTATTGCCGGCACCATTGCCACCGGTCAAAATGTCCTGTCAATCGGCCGGGTCGAAACCAACGACGACACGATTGTCATTGTCGGACAGCAGCCGCTTGATGACAACATCAGTCTGGACACGGCGGTTTGCAGCAAAATCACCTCTGCCGGCAGCGGCAAAAAACGTTTCTTTTATGGGGACGATATCAGCCCGTCAGCCATTAACGCCCTCAAATTCTGGTCAAAACGGGTTCCGGTCAGCATTCCCAACTGGTTTGACAATGCCGGCAATCTGCTTGAACTCAACAAATGGTACAAGGCCGTTGACGCCTGGCACGGTTTGGATGAACCGATGCGCCTTTGCTCGCTTGTTTTTAGACTTAACAAAAAAGACGGCTATTCCGCCGATTTAACTCTGGAGGTGTAAAATGGACAAACAGCTCGAAAATGAAATCATATCCCTGTTTTCCCGCCTGATAAAACCGCGCGATGACCGGCTTAATAATCTGTCCCGGCTTGGCAAGGTGCTGATGATGAAAGCCGGCAATACCCAGTCGGCACAAGTTCAAACGGCCAATAATGAAATTGCCGACAACGTCAAATTTATTGAAGCGTACGGCTTCACCGCCAAGCCTAAGCAGAACAGCGAATGTATATTGCTGAACATCCAGGGCAACCCCGGCAACGTCGTTGCCCTGGTTATCGGCAACCGCGAACTCCGATTTAAAAAGCTGAACGACGGCGAAGTTGCTATGTATGATGATTCGGGAAACCTGCTGCACTTCAAAAACGGCGGTATAATCGACTTTAAAGCCCCGGAAAACATGAACCAGACGGCACAAACCATTAACATCAGCGGCACAACTGCCGTTAATGTCAACACCCAAACCGCTGCTGTTACGGCTAAAACCTTAAATGTCGAGGCAGATACGGCCGCAATCAAGGCCAAAACCGCCACGGTTGACGCTGGAACAACGACGGTCAACGGCAAGGTCAACCTTGCCGGCGGGGGGCAGCCGGTGGCCCGCCTGGGCGACACGGTCGAGGTCGACCCCAACACCCACAAAGGCACTATAACTGCCGGTTCAACGGAGGTAACGGCCGGATGACACAGATTATCGACATCAACAACCTTGATATTGAAACCGTCAGCGACGAGCTGTTGCAGGCTATATTAATCGCCGTTTTTACCGATGCCCGCGCGGCCGACGACGAGCTGCCGGAATACGTCAAAGGCTCTCGCGGCGGCTGGTTCGGCGATAAGGTTGAAACCATCATCAACGGCAAACAAACCAGTTTCAGCTGGGGATCTAAGCTGTGGATGCTCAAACGCGCCAAAATGACCGAAGACGAGGCCGGGCTGGCGGAATTGCTTATTCAGGACAGCCTGACCCCGCTAAACAATGCCGGCGTTATTGATGAAAACACCGTCACCGTCAAAAAGTCAGGCAATACCCTGATTTTAACCATAACCCTGTCAATGGAAACTTACGAAATAAGAGGAATTGAACAATGGCTTGGCCGGTAACAACTTTAACCCAGAGAATCGATTCGATTGAGAAGGCTTATCAGCGCTATATTTCCGTTGATAAAATGCCGCTTTCTGTACAAAAGGCTCGCGCCCGCGTGCTGGGCTATCAAATCAACGCGCTGGAAACTTATATCAAGTATTTAAGCAAACAAATGGTGCCAACCACCGCGGAGAAGGAATATCTGGAATATCACTGTGCCGCCAAGGGCATTTACCGCAAACAGGCCGTTGCCGCCGTCGGTTCTATCACGGTTAACGGAACTAAAGGAACGGTCATTGCCGCGGGAACAATCCTCAACCGCAACGTTGACAATGTTCAGTATCGCGTCACGGAGACCACGGTTTTAACCGCCGAAACGCAGGAAATCAAAGTCGAATGCCTCACCAACGGCACGACCGGCAACTGCGACGAGGGCGAGCTCCTCACCTTTGCCAATGCCATTGCCGGCATTGACACCACCGCAACGGTTGTCTTAATCGGTGCCGGTGCGGATATTGAAACCGACAAAGACCTGCTTGTCCGTTACCTTGAGCACGTCCGCAACGTCTTCCATGGCGGCAATGACGCCGACTATGTCAAATGGGCATTACAGGTCGAAGGCGTCAACCGCGCCTGGTGCTATCCCTGCGCGCTGGGACCCGGAACGGCGATTGTCCGGATTATGACGCCGCAAGGTTTCCCTGACGCCATTCTGATAAAAAAAGTTGAAGACTACATCAATTCGGTTCGACCGCCGACATATACCCGCTTCAAAGTCCTGTCTCCGACGGCCAAAGCCATTGATTTTGAGGTCCGCATTGTGCCGAACAATGAAGAAATACAGACTGCTGTCACTCTGGCGCTTAAAAGTCTGCTTGACGATTCGTCCGAGCCGGAAGGAACGGTCTATGTTTCCAAAATTCACGGAGCAATCCTGTCGGTTTCGGCACTCGAAGACTATACGCTGATTAAGCCTTCGGAAAATATCACCTGCGGGCTCGGCGAGCTGGCAGTTGTGGGAGAAATCACATGGAGCTAGTGGAGCGCTACATTGCCGCAGGCAAAGCCCTCCGACCCCGCGGCGTTATCTGGGAAGTCAAACCCGGCAGCGTAACGGAAAAAGAAATCCGTATTGAGGCCGAGCAGCTGGCTGAAATACAGCAGTCAATAGAAGACATGCTGAAAGAAACCGACCTGCGTAAAGTCTTTCATTTTCTTGAAGAGTGGGAAGACGTTTTCGGGTTGCCTCATACCGGAAGCTATGAAGAGCGTATTGCCGCGTTGAACGCTGCCGACACCGAAGGCGTCATTTCCATTGAGCGCTATGTTGAACTCTGCGCGCTTCAGGGGGTTACCGTCACCATTCGCGAACATTGCCCGTTCATGTTCGGCTGGTCGCGTTTTGGCGGAAGCGACGAATGCGGCGCGCCGGAAATTATTTTCTGTTGGGAAATTATCATTCATGAGGCTGTTGACGACGCAGCCGTCGCCGGCATGAAAAATTTAGTAACGAAATTAAAACAAAGCCACACCTGGCTGACATTTATTGACGAAAGGACACTGGAACAATGAAATATTATCCTCCCCTTGGCGCTGAAGATGAAAATGCCGATTACGACAACTGCGACCCGGTCAATCATAAATGGGAAAACACCATGCCGGACGCGCGGGGGTTCGGTGCAACCCAGCGGGAAATCGTCAACGCCATTACTACGGCGGGTTTGACGCCGTCGGCCGATGATTTAACCCAGCTGAGCCAGGCTGTTCTGAAAATCGCGCAAAAAGGCCTGTTTAATTCAACCGGTGACGGCCTAACCATTGATAACGGCGTCTTAAAGGCCGTTATTTCTGCCGGTCTGATTTTCAGCGCCGGTAAAATTGCCGTTAACACCGGCAAAGGCCTATCCGTTGGTGAAGATAACAAAGTCAATGCCAACATCGGCCCGGCTTTGGCGTTTAACGAAGCCAATCAGCTGGCTTTGAATTTGCACGACAGTCTGCAAATCCTCAATAATCAGCTGGCGCAGGCTTATCTGATTTCTTTGTCGAAAGCCGAAGACATGGCTGATAACGTTATCCGGCCGCAGATTACGCGGACAATTTTGCGCAAGTCGATTACGGCAGCGACAACGTTCACTTTTGACAATTCGGCGATTGCCAACATACCCGCAAACACGCATGTCACCCTTGAATTGCATATCAACATGAAAACCGTTTCTGCCATAACATTCAGCCCCGGTGTGGAATGGGATGGCGGCAAAGCGCCGGCCATGAATAAAGTCCGTGACTACTGGTTGGTTTTGAGAACAGAAAACAAAGGCGCTTCATGGAAGGCCTCACTTGGGAGCGATTTCAATGGTTATTAAAGCAGCTTTTTGGCCTTTTGGCGGCCAGTCAGAAACGGATCCCTACGACCCGGGTAAAGTTTTTTTTGAGGTTAACGAGCCAACTTCGCCTTACGTATGGGAAGGAGACATTGAAGCCGGTACTTATCGCTTGCGCCTGGGCGGCCCGGGCGGCAATAACTGGTCTTATATCGGCACCAACCGCGGCGGCAGCGGCGCCGGTATTGATTCCGAATTTGAACTGATTTCAACCGCGCATTTAAGAATTACTGTCGGCTCTAAAGGAACCGACAGCAAGCTGGAAATCCGCAACCCGGCCAACCCGTCCGAGTATCTGCCAATCGTCATTTGCGGCAAAGGCAGTGATGCGGGAGCCTCTTGGGGCGGCGGTGCCGGCGGTGTTTTAACAGTCAACACCCGCCCGGATTTAATCGTTTGGAGCGCCTCTCCTTATGTTTGGTCAAATGGTATTGGTGGCGTCGGCAGCGGTTCGAGCGATACGGCTTCGGTATTTACCGGACAGGACTACAGCCGCGGCAACCACCACGGCACTGGCAAACTGGAGTATCTCCGCCTCAAGCTTGATGCTGCCACTCTCGCCGAATTAGACAAAAATCAGGGGGAGGGTAAGCCGTTGGCTGCGATTTAAAAGGTATTTAAACGGCTTATTATTTAAGGCTTTTTATTATTTTAGACAAATTATTATAGGAGGCTGCCATGACGATTAAAGCAGCTTTCTGGCCGATGAGCGGCAAAAGAGAAGTTTGCCCTTATAATCCTAATCAAAAATTGCTGGATATTAGACCAAGTTCAACCTCTGCCGTTTCCGGCAGCATTGAAATTTTGGCCGACGGCCGGTTTAAGCTCGAACTGGAAGCCGCCGGAGGCGCCGGTTCCGGCTGGCAAGACCAGAATATTTGGGCGGGTGGCGGTTCCGCTGCGGCAATTGTGGTTGAGGTTATTCTAACCGCTGGCAAATATAATTACAGTGTTCCGGGAAAGACAGCCGGCTCCGGCTTCTGGACATGCGGTGGCAATGGCGGCAACGCTTATTTTAAGAGCAGCAGCGGCTCTGCTGTCAATTTTCAGGTTACCGGTGGCATAAGTACCTACGGTTCAACAAAAAATGCCGGCGGCACCGTCAGCAGCTTTACCGGCACCGTGAAGAAAACGGTGTTAAAGAAAAACGGCAACGCTGCCGAGGGTTGGAGTAATGTTCCGGGGGCAAGAAATCCGGGAGGCGCGTCAGTCTATAGCGTTGACGGCATCAAGTTCGGTGCCGGTGGCGGCAGTGATCAAGCCGGTAATCAAGGCTTTTAAAGGTTAACTTTTTTGAGTGAGGAATAGAAATGCAACATACACATGCAAAATTTATTAACGAAAATACGGTTGAGTTTCCACCGCTTAATGACAACGAGCGCGGAATTATCAACTATTTCGCCGATGCCAAGTTGTTGGAGGCTGACGGCTATCTGCCGTTTGTTTCCTCTGAATATCCGGCCGACGGCAAAAACTATAACGCCGTTTATGAAGTTAAGGACGGCATTATTTATCAAAGCTGGCAGGAAGTTATCTCCGAACAGGAAGAGGAAATCACCGTGCCGGCCGAGGAGCAGCGGCGGCAGGCCTACCTCGCTATAACCGACGGTATGGAGGCCGAACTCGCCTACAAAACCCGCAAAGGCTATCCGGTGGAAGACTTGAAAGCTATCGAAGAGAAAATCGACCGGCTGCGGGCGCAAATTAAAGCTATGTATCCAGAGGATGAAAAGGAGGGTGCCAATGTTGACAATGCTTAACGGTTTATTCTGGGCGTTCCTGCGTCGTTGGTTTGGCGGATTTAACCCGTTTAAGCCGGACACACTTATATATAAAGTGTTCGACAGCCGCGGCCTGCAAACCTTTGTTATGGTTATGACTTTGTTTCTGACCCTGTTTGACCGCACGAATGCCTGGCTTGCTTTATGTTTGGCCGTTTGGATTCAGCTTCAGTTCTGGAGCCGCGCCGTCGGCGAGATTTTGGACTGCGGACGCAACACTATTCAGACGGCAGAAAGTTATGACCGCTGGTTTAGAGTGCCGCTTGACTGGGTTTATGACAGGCTCGGCAAAGTTAAATATACCGGCTTTTATGACTGGTGGTATGGCTGGCTCCGTTACGGGCTGCCGATGATTGTTCCGGCAGTCGCCCTCGGGGACTGGTCTTTTATCCTTATCGGTCTTGCCGGTTCTCCGGTTTATTATGGCAGCTGGTGGCTGTTTGACCATATCCCGGCACTTTATAAATTGCCGGCATGGTGCGGACAACCGAAAAATCTGGCTGAAATCATTTATGGCTTTGTCTTCGGAGTATTTGTGGCATGGTGAAAAGTCTAAAAACAACCGTTATCAGACAGCTGGGACGTTTAAGCCGGACGCAGTTCTTAATCCTGATTATCCTGCTGTTGGCGTTTGTTTTGGCTTTGTTAAGCCCGGAAATCCGAATTAATTTCTTAAACCTCTCCGGCAAAGTAATGGAGGCGTTATGCGCAAACCAATTGTTTTAATTGCAGCCCTTCTGGCTTCCTGGGCTTTCGCCTACTGGCTCGGTACCACCAAGACCGAAATCAAATATATAACTAAAGAAAAGGAGGTCATCAAATATGAGAAGACTTGCGCGACTGATATTCTGGCTAAGCCTAATCTTGCTGATGATGCCATTGTTCGGCTGCTCGACGCCGGCAAGCTGTAACACCGGCTGCATCGCCTGGCCGGTTGGAGGAAAGCCGGTTGCCGATGTTTACCGAAAATTGACCGCAGAAGACCGGGCCGTCATGAATGAATGGCTTAACCGGCTTTATAAAGTCCGGCAACTTCCGGCCTTTTGTCAGTAATTATTATGAATAAAGGACGGGGCGCGCCAACGCCCCGCCGACAGAACTCACGATTCTGCCAGAGAAAGCCCCGCGCGGGCTGGCTTCCTGCTCTTTAACACTTAAATTTAAATGCAGAAAGGAAGTAGAACAAAATGAGAACAGAGTCAACACAAAATATTATTAATTTTGAATCGGTTAAGCCGATAAATCCGATTGCCCCTTATCTGGGCGGCAAAAGGTTGTTGGCTAAGACAATAGTTCCTTTAATAGAAAAAATCCCGCACAATATATATTGTGAGCCGTTTATGGGCATGGGCGGCATTTTCTTTAGACGAACCCAAAAGCCAAAGTGCGAGGCTATCAACGACATAAACAGCGAAATCGTCAACATGTTCCGTATGGTGGAGCGTTTCCCGGATTATCTGGCCGATATGTTGCGGTTTAAGATTTGCAGCCGGGCCGAGTTCAAACGTATGCTTGCCACCCCGCCGCTGCTCTTGACCGAGCTGGAGCGAGCCGTCAGATACTTGTATATTCAAAAAAATGCTTTCGGAGGCAAGACATTTAGCCAGGTTTTCGGAGTTGCACTTGAGCGAACGCGCTTTGATTCCGAGCGTATTATTCCGCAAATTCACATGCTGCACAAACGTTTGGCCGGTGTTTATATTGAATGCCTGCCGTATCAGGAGTTTATAGCCCGCTATGACCGGGTTGATACGCTTTTTTACCTAGATCCGCCTTATTGGAATTGTGAGAATGACTACGGAAAAGGTATATTCGGCAAAGCTGATTTTGACGAGCTGGCCAAGCTGCTAAAAGGAATTAAAGGCAAGTTTATCCTGTCAATAAACGATGTCCCGGAAATCCGCCAAATATTCACAGGCTTCCACATAAAAGAAGTTCAAACGACTTACACCACCGGCACACAATCAGGTAAAGCGGCTGCCGAGCTGCTGGTCAGTGCCGTTGATTTAAGCCGGTTATAAGTGGCTGTGTAATATAATCCCGACCTTAAAATTAAAACCTCTTGCGGGGCAGAAAACACCCCTGCAAGAGTCTAAAAACGGGAGGATTTAAAAACGAAAATAAAATTTCATAAAAACAACTTTATTTAGTAAAATTGAGTCTAGAAACAACTGCAAAAGTCTAAAAAGAAACGACCAAAAGTCCAAAATCGCGCGGCGTGCTACACAGAAATGACGCCGCAATAATGCCGGATACAAAAAAACCTCCGCAAGGGAGGTTTTTTGAATGGTGCTCGGGGACGGGATCGAACCGCCGACACGAGGATTTTCAGTCCTCTGCTCTACCAACTGAGCTACCCGAGCATCGGTCAACGAGAGAGTTTATAAAACATATTTTTCGGCTTGTCTAGCTAAAAATGATATTATTCAAAAAAAAATTATCAAAACCTAGCGGCGAGCCGACAACAGCTGCATTAAAGCCTGTTTCAAAGCTTTATCGGAAACCGTGAATTTTTCACGCTCCTGCCGGTAATGCCGATAATCGCGATAAATTTTATCTTCGCTCTCATAAGTATTTTCCAACAGTCGGCGATTCTCGCCCAAGTCCATCTCCCGCAGCAGCACTTCCTTATAATCGCGGACAATTCCCGCCAGCGGATTATCATCATTTATCGCTCCCGCATTCAATGCCCATACCTGGCCGAGATTTTGCTTGCTTTCCTGATGAAGCGGCAGCACCATATCTTTATACGCCCCGATTAAGGAACGCAGAAATCCCTGCGCTTCCGGCGAAAACGATTCATAACCGTCAATTTCACGCAGCATTTCGTCACAGGAACCGGGAGCCGACATCAACTCCATATAAAACGGAATAACATAATTGCCGCTGACCCAATAGCTGATATCCCCGGCCAGCTTTTCCTGTCCCAGCCGGCGCAGTTCGGGATACAGTTCCATCCCGCTCCCGACAAAATCTTCCAGCAAATCATATTTTTCCGCCTGCATTTCTTCTGCCAAAGAAATAAAATCCTCGCTCAGCATTTCAATTTCGCCGTCAATGCTTAACTGCCGGTCGGCAAAATTTGACAGCATTAACTTCATCATCTCATGTTTCTCCGGACTGGGCGGCAGCATTGCAAAAGCCTCAAAAAACCGCTCGTTTCCTTCCTCTGCGCTGACCGGCAGCTGCCCTTCATGCTCATGATAGTTATTTTCAAAATTTTCCGCCAGATGAAACAAAAGCCGGTAGTCGTCTTCACTCCAGTCTTTGTCGGCGGAAATTTTTGCCAGCGTCTTTTGACCGATGCCGGAATCATTGAGAATAACGCCGGCATATTTTTCCGCCGCCGCCGAAGCGGCCGCCAACTTTCCGGCAAAACTCAGGCTTTCCTCTTTAAAGCGTTTTTCGTCTTCCGCATTTCTGCCCGAAACAACGTCACCGTCTTCAACGGCTTCCCTGCGCCTTTGTTCCCCCTCAAAATAATGTCTGATTTGCCCTTGAAACTGTTCGACATCTTCTGACAGCATCTGGCACCAGTCTCCGAGAACCGCCTTAAAATTCTCACGCCATTCCGGCAGCTGAAGAACATCGCCCTGCTTTTCATACTGCTTCCAGCGAACGCCTTCGGCATTGACTTTCTGAAAGGAGGCATCGTCAAGATAAGGGCTCAAATAACCGGGCAGAGCTTCCCCGTCCGCCCAAAAAAGTCCGGAATTTTCTTCCGAAGACACCGACGGATAAATCATATTATTGGCAGCCTCATGCGACGGAATTTCTCCCAGATTTCGCAATTGCTCGGACAAATAACGCGCCGGATAATTAAGAACAGCCATTTTCTTTTGCGTTGCCCGGATAACTTTGCCCAATTCGGCCATCGGCCGTGCCAACGGCCATAACAGCCGCTGTTCGACATCACTGATTGCCCAGCTTTTCTGCAGTTTGTCCCAAACGCTCATCGTTACTTGCGAACTGTCAACATGGCGGTTGCCGTTCAGAAAAGTATCGCCCACGTCATACAGAATATCGGCAATCTCATCATCCTGATCCTCATCCACCACATAACCGACACTTTCCATAACACCGGCCACCTGCTGCGGCAGTGAACGATTTTCTATCGCGTCATACATCTGCTGTTTTAAAACTTCCTGTTTGGTTCTGATTTCTTCCAGCGACAAACGCAAACTGTTCTGCAGCCAGTATTTGTCCAATGCCGACACCGGCTCTTCCTGCAAATGATTCCACACGGTTTCCAACTGCTGCGGCACGGACGGCCGCGCACTGTCATACCAGGGACATACCTGCGGATAAATCCGTTTCATCTCAAAAGACGTTTTTTCCAGCAGAACCGGAAAAGCGGCACTCAATTCAAAAGGCTCCGCCCCTTCTGCCGCCGGAATATCAATACCCGCCCCGTGATGAACCTTAAGCTCCCAAGCCAGATTTTCCAATGCGGGATAAACCGCAGACATCTCCTTGCTGTAAACAAAAAACGGCGATTTATCCGATTCGTCACGGTGAACTGCGGCCGACAACCGTTCCGCCGCAGTCAAAAACGTCTTCATAAAACGCAAAGACGCCGGATTTTTCCGAAAATTTTTCAT